ATGACAGAAATAATCACAAAGCTAGTAGTGGACTGCTCAACAGGCATAGCAACAGAAGTACCTCTAACAGCCGAGGAACTAGCACAGCGAGAAACTGACCGCCTAGCTTACGAAGCTCAGGAAGCAGAACGCAAGGCTGCCGAGGAAGCAAAAGAAACAGCTAAAGCCTCTGCTAATGCCAAGCTAAAAGCTCTGGGTCTAACTGACTCTGAAATCGCTGCTATCACCGCATAATGGCTGAGGAAACAACTGGGGTACGCATTACCCAGCAAGCAATTTACGCCAAGCAACTTGAGCATGGGGAAACCCTTGTCAAGATACTTGAGAAGCTGGACCACTTAGACGAGGTTCCTGCACGCTTGAGAGAGGTAGAGCTGACACTTGCTCGCCTGGCTTGGATTGAAAAGATTGCCTACACAGGTTTAGCTGCTTCCGTTGTATCCCTTATTGGCCTAATTATTGGAGTTGTAAACAGATGACATCAAAACCACAAATGCCCTTAGACGGCAAGTTCGGCAAAGACTGGAAAGTCACCAGCCCTTTCGGTTGGAGAATCCACCCTATTGAGAAGTACAAGAAGCACCACAACGGCGTAGATCTCTGGGGACCAAAGGCAAAGATTTGGAACGAAGCCTGGCACGATGGCAAGGTCATTGCTGCTGGAACATCAAAGCTAAAGAATCCAGACGGCTCACTAGGTGGGGTTGGCTACTATGTTGACCTAAGAGTAATCATTGACGGCGAGGCTTATGTCACACGCTACGCTCACATGGTCGAGGGTTCTCTAACTGTTGTCAAGGGTGAGAAGGTCAAGGCCGGTACTCGACTAGGGATCATGGGCAACACCGGTGCATCTGCTGGCAGACACCTGCACTTTGAGATTTGCAAGGGTCGGGTTCACCGCTGGACATCTGACGGCAAGGGCTTTGTAGACCCACTCAAGTTTGTCAAGGCCACCATCGCTAAGTGGGAACTAAACGCAGAAGTCAACCTAGCAACACCTGACACAGATGAGGTAGCCCCTGCACCAGTCCACGAACCAGTCCCAGTAGTAAAAGCCCCTAAACCCCCAAAGGTGCAACCCAAACTTGGTAAGTAAACTAGCCAAAAAGAAAAGCCTACGACTTATGTTTGTGGGCTTTTTTCTTTTCTTTATGGTCTGGCAACCAACCCCTGCCTACGCTGCTCAAGCTTGGGCCACAATTACCTGTGCCGACTCAACTGGCAATCAACAAAGCTATGCGACAGGATGGAACAATGAAAACAACTACTTCATGGATAAAGGCAACATTGCCCAACACTTTTGCGAGGGTGGTTGGGCTGGCCAGCTCACCACTTTTGTTGGTGTTGTATCTAGTGACGGCACTGAGCTGGATCCTGCTTTGCTTTTCCATCCTGGCTACATTGCTCCTAGTCCTATCAGTCCCACTCCTAGCCCTGAAACTGCACCAGAAACTGAGCAAGTCCAACGCACCGAGGATGTGAGTCGAGATGTTGAAAGAACCGAAACAGTTGAACGCACAGAGGATGTGGCTCGCACTGAGGAAGTTGTCAGAGAGCCTGAGCCAGTGGCTCCGGTGGCTCCCATAGAGCCAGAGCCAACCCCTGAACCTACCCCTACACCCACCCCAGAACCAGAGCCTAGTCCCACAAGCCCTGTGAGGCCTGTAGAGCCAACAAAGCCCCCAGAGGTCATAACACCTACCCCAGAGCCTACTGAGGCTCCTACGAGCCCTACAGAGCCGACAATTCCGAGCGAGCCTACGCCTGAGGCTATTTTGCCAGAGGAAACAATAAGCATTGAACTAGCGTTAGAGGCAGTCGGTAAACTTGTAGATAACCTACGCTCAATCGGGTCGGATCTAAGTCCAGAAGTACGAGAACAGGCACAGCAAGTAATTGTTGCCTCTGTGATTGTCACCCAGGTCGCATTAGCAGGTAGGAAACCTTGAGGTTTATCAAAGACCAACTAGAACAAGCTTGGACCATTGTTGGTCTAGCTATCGCTTGGGTCGTACTCGAAGGCACAGCTAAAGACTTTGCAGGTTGGGCCATCCTTATTACTATCGCCCTTTGGGCAGCAACTTACCCTCTACGAAAGGACTGACCTATGTGGTTAGACATTGCACGCAGAACCCTAGCTGTAATCATCTTGAAGGTCACAGGCATCTTTGTCGGTGGAGCAGTTATCGGTCTTGAGGTAGCTCAGGCAGTAGCAATGGCAGCCTTCGCTGGAATCATAGATGTAGCACAGGAGCTATCTCGCTCATACCTAGCAGACGGCCAGATTGACGCTGACGAGATCAACAAGTCTTTTGGCAAGATTGCCGATAAGACTGACAAAAAGGGCTAACCCCTTAGCTTCTGTCTTTCATCGGCAGTAGTGCCACCCCAGATGCCTACCATGTGGGCTGATAGGGCATAGTCAAAGCACCTTGCCTTTACAGTACAGTCATTGCAGACTTCCTTAGCTACAGCAATCAGCTTTTTACGCAGGTACAAGTCTGGCTCATCCTCTGGGAAAAAGCACTCTGGCAACTGGCTACATTGAACACCCCCATTTTCAGTTATGGCGTGTTGAAGCTCAATGTATTTTCTTTCGAGTTGTCTTGTCATAGGGTCAACTTAGACTAATCTCAAGCTAAATGGCAAATCCACGCCGAGAGAGTTAGCGTGGATTGCCGGACAAGATGAAAGAGAGGGAACACCTTGCCAGTATCAAAACTACCAAGCGAAACCAACCAGTTGCTTGAGGCAACCCTGCTAGGGGACTTTGCCAATGGCAGTCCTGAGTGGCATGAGCTACGCAATGAGCCAGGTGCAATCGGTGGCAGTGACATCGCCGCTTGTGGAGGGCTATCAAGTTGGACCTCACCCATAACTTTATGGGCTAAGAAAACAGGACAGATACCTGATGAGGTCACACCTAACATGAGCATGAAGCTCGGCACAATTCTTGAGGAACCAATTCTGCAACTGTTTGCAGACGAGCATCCTGAGCTAGAGATCTTGACAACAGGAACTTGGGCAAACAAAACCTACCCTTGGATGAGAGCAAACCCAGACGGACTTTACAAAACCGCTGATGGTGAGTGGGGCATTGTTGAGGTCAAGTTCTCTCGTGACTACTGGACACAAGTGCCACAGAGCTATCGGGCACAAGTGCTTTGGTACATGAAGGTGTTTGGCATTAGACAGGCAAAGCTTGTAGCACTTGCTGGGTCAAGCTATCAAGAGTATGACATTGAGTGGGATGAGTTTGAGGCAGATACTTTGTTTGATGCTGCTGTTAGATTCCGGCAAGCTTGCCTTGACTTCAAGATGCCTGACTGGGATGGTAGCAACTCAACACTTGAAACTGTCAGAGCCTTGAACCCTAACATTGAGGATGGCGAGGTTGACCTAGATGAGCTTGGTGTGCATTACTTCAACGCTGTGACAGATGCCGAGTCAGCTAACACTAAATTGACTGAGCTAAAGAGCAGAGTAATCAAAGCAATGGAAGGTAAAAAGCGAGGGCTAGTTTATGGGGACCACCTGATTAGCCTGAGATCAAGAGCTGGTGGGATGCCTTACTTGCACCACGAGAAGGCAAAATGAAAGCCTTTAGCCAAGAGCTTTACGACACCGATGACAAGGCTAAACACCTCATCATTGGCTACCTAGAATCAAACGGCTGGGATGCTTGGGTCAACCCTGACAAGTACGGCATTGACCTACTGGCACTTGACCCTAATGGCATTGAGTACCAGGTAGAAGTAGAGGTCAAGCACAACTGGACAGGGGACAGATTCCCTTACCCAACACTGCACTTTTCTGAGCGTAAGCAAAAGTTTATTGACGGCCAGAGGATGACCTTGTTTATGACTATCAACCACGATTTGACTCAGGCCCTAGTTGCTTTTGAGCAGGAATTGTCAGAGGCTCGGACTATCGTAAAAGACACAAGCTACACAAAACAAGAAAAGTTTTTAGAGGTCAGTGCACATAGCTGTCAGCTAATCACACTACAGAAGGGCAAGTAAATGGCACAGAACTACAAGGGTCCATTGGACTACATAGATGTTGCAACACGCATTGTTGAGTTTAGGGAGAAGTTTCCACAAGGCTCACTACAACAGGTCAAGTATGAGTTTGTAGTGGTCAACAACAAGAGCTGGATTGTTTACACAGCAGCCGCTTATCGCACACCAGATGATGAGCGACCTGGCATTGGCACAGCTTGGGAGCCTATCCCTGGTCCGACAAACTTTACAAGAGATAGTGAAGTGCAAAACGCTGAAACTGCTGCATGGGGTAGAGCGATGGTTGCTGCCTTAGCTGTTGACACTAAAAAGGGCATTGCCTCATCTGAGGAAGTACGCAACCGACAGGTCAAAAGCTCTGCAAGCTCTAAAGACTGGATTGCAATGGCTACGGATCTAGGCAATGACATCGAGGGGCTACGATTGCTTTATAGCCAAGCCAAGACTGCTAATGCAGCACCGGCAACTCTCGCAAAGATACAGGAACTAGCAGTTGGACCGACAAGCACAGAGGATACTACTGACCTCAATAGTTGAGCTTCAAGAGTGTCTGCAACAGCAGTTTGACCGAGGTGAGCTTGACCTTGTATCAGAGCTGTGGCAACTACAAAGAGAGAGAGCGAGAAGGCTAAGAGATGGAAATTATTACACCGAGCCACATAGTCCAGGAACTCCAACGCATAACATCGGAGATGGACAAGGGGGCTAATGCCCTCTATGACGCTGAGTGCAAAATGGCAGATGCTGAGGCTGCTTATGACAAGGCAGTATCTTTAGCCTTTATCAACAACGCTGGGACTGTTGCAGACCGGCAAGCTGTGGCTAAGTTGCAAGCAGTAGAGGAAAAGCTAAAGGCTGATCTAGCCAAAGCTGAATACAACAGGGTCCGAACCAAGCTAAAAACCCTCTCAGACCAAGCCACAATCATGGCTGTAATCAGCAAAAATGTCGAAATACAGTGGAAACACGCCTAGCTGGTAGCCTACTTGGGTGATTGCCGAAACCTGTAGCTGTGGGGCTAAGTTCAAGACTGACGAGCCTAATCCCATTGTGCTAGTCAGAGAATGGCGAAGGAAACACACTTGCCAGGACAGTGCAGATGAGTTGCGTGACATCGAAACAACAAGCACCATCGGATTTAGTGCAGACTACAAAGGCACAGGCCTAGACATCCCTGCTAAAGAGTACGACCCTTGGGGCGATGATGAATAAAAAGAGCTTTCAGAAGTTCCTAGATCGTGACAAGTGTTGCTCGCACTGTGGCACTACAGATGACACGCTTATCCCTCAGCACCGAAAGAATCGGGGCATGGGGGGCAGTAAAGACCTAGACAGACCTAGCAACATCATTGTGCTTTGCTCAGAGGCTAACGGCTTGCTTGAGTCAAACAGCAAGTTTGCCGAGCTGGGCAGGAAGTTTGGCTGGAAGCTAGAGAGATGGCAAGAGCCTGAAAGCACCCCTGTTTACATGGGCAACGGCTGGTTCCTGCTGGACAACGATTACAACACGCACAGGGTAGAGCATGACATCGAATACTTTTAGGGTGCTAAGGTAAAACCATAACTAAATAAAAGGCCCCCCTGAGATAACTCAGAAGGGCCGATACCAACAACTGGACTGTTGGCATCCCTACTAATCATAGTGTGCCAACTCATTAGAGAAAGGCACATTTTATGTTTAACTGGGAGAATAAAACACTCGCCGAGGTACTAGAGATGTACGGCGGCAACATCTTTATGGCAGAGATGGATTACCGAGCTATGGGCTTGACCCCTGGCGATTGGGTAATGCTAGTCAAAGAGGGCTACGATTACAAAGTCGTAAGCCCAACAGTAATGATGCTGATGGCTGAGAGAGCAGAAGCGTCATGCCTCTAATTCGAGGGCACCACACCTTTGATGACCACTTCACCCAGATACCTAATGACTGGGTAAGGGATTCTCGATTGACCCTAAAAGCCATTGGGCTACTCACGCAACTGATGAGCCACCGACCTGGTTGGAACATGAGCGTTAGCAGCTTGGCAAGGTTCAACAAGACCGGAGTGGACACAATAAAATCGGCAGTCAAAGAGCTTGAACTCTATGGCTACCTAACTAGATCAGGTAAGCAAGAACACAACGATGACGGTACCTTTGCCGACTTTGTTTGGACTACTGCTGACCCCTTCCAAAACCCCGATACGGTGAAATCCGTTAGCGGTAAACAGGACACAAAGAACACTATTACTAAAGAACACCAAAGAACTAAGAATAAACAAGAGAATAAAGCAAGCAAAATTACAGATGATTGGCAACCTGCTCAAAAGATTATTGACGAGTACCCAACCAAATACCCTGGCTTGAACTACGCCAAAGAGCTTGCTAAGTTCATCAACTACTACACCTCAAAAGCTGAGAGTAGAAAAGACTGGAACGCTAGCTATCGCAACTGGCTTATCAACGCAATGGACTATCAAGGCATCAAACCAGAGGAACAAAACAAACCCCTACAAAAGCTAAAGATCGGCAAATGGCATGAGTGAGTTTGAGCTTTCAGTAATCGGCTCCATACTGCTGACCAACGGCAAGGCACTCGATGACCTGACCTTGGCACCGGATGACTTCCTAGATCCGAGCCACGAGATTATCTACAAGACCATGCTGGAGATGAAGCACCACCGCAACCCGATAGATGTTGTCACAGTCGGGGCTAGATTGCCCAAGCTTGCCAGCTACCTACATGACTGTGTGACCGCTACCCCAACCGCTGTGAGTGTGAACTTTTATGCCAGCAAGGTTGTCGAGGAAAGCACCAGACGGCGACTAAGCACCACCGCTGCTGTCATCAGTGAAACGGCCAAGCATTCTGACCTTGCAGAGGTAATTCAAAAAGCTAAGAAAAGCATTGACGGAATCATCGAGCGAAACATTGCAGTCAAGCCTAGCTATGTTGATGACGAACTTATCCCTTACCTTGATGAGCTAGACAAGCCACGCAACTATCCGACAACACCTTGGGAGCAGCTCAACAACATCATCGGGGGATTGCGACCAGGTGCTCTTTACATCATCGGTGCTCGACCAGGTGTGGGTAAGACAATCGTTGGGGTGCAATTAGCTTGGCACTTGTCCAAGACTGGCCCTGTGTCCTTCCACAGCCTTGAGATGGGCAAGTCGGAACTCTACAACCGCATCATCGCAATGGAAGCTTCTGTCTATCTCGGCAACATCGAGAAGGGAACCATTAGAGATCATGAGTGGCAAAAGATAGCCGAAACAATTAGGCAGACCAAACACGAGCTTGCTATCCATGACAAGTCAGGGCAGACCATCCAGCAGATTAGGGCACTAGCCAACAGCGTGAAATCTGACGGCAAACTAAAGGCGATTGTCGTTGACTACCTTGGCTTGATTCAGGACACAGAAAAGGGCCGAAAGCGTTATGAGATGATTACTGACATCTCTATTGGTCTAAAGAATCTTGCCAGAGATCTAGAGGTTCCGGTCATCGCATTAGCCCAGCTCAATCGAGGACCAGAGCAACGAAAGAACTCAGAGCCTGACATGGCAGACCTTAGAGATTCAGGTGGCATTGAGCAGGATGCTGATGTTGTTATCTTGCTGCACCGAGAACAGGTAGAGGGCGACATGGAGTGGGAGCGTTCCCAGATGATTCTCAATGTCGCAAAGAACCGACATGGCACCACAAATAAAGCGTGGCTTAAGTTCGAGGGTCACCATGCCAGAGTTGTCGAAGGCTAAGATTATGGCGTGGATGACAATGTGGCACTGTGTTGCCGATGTGGTGCTACCTGGAAGGTTAACACCCATAAACGCAAGAGGAAAGACCTCAAGTGCCAGTCCTGCCGGATGCACCGAGCTTTGGTCATCAAGTACGGCTCTGAAAAGTGCATCCCTTGGCAAGGCGAGTTTGACAAAGAAACCCTTACTGTGCCAATCTTTGATGGCCAGCCTGTCCTACCTGGCATTAGATCCTGTGGCCACAGCGACTGCACCAACCCCAATCATGTCTTAGGTGACCACTAGAGTAAACAAAACAACAAGAGATAAGGAAAAAGAGATGGCAAGTATCAAAGTAAAGGGCACTGTTAGCCGAGTATTTTACGAAGGCAAGGGCATCGAGCTGACCGAGGCTTACACCACCAAGGCTGGCGAAACAATCAACAAGCGATACACAGTATGGCTAAAGGCACCTACGACTTGGGATGTTGGCGATGAGCTACAGGTTGAGGGTCTTTACTCAGCCGAGATTGACAACTGGACCAACAAAGAGGGCGAAGCAAAGCAGTCAATCAAGGTAAGCATCAACAACCCTTACATTACCCCAGCTGATGCAGCTCAGGTAGTCAAGTCGTTGTTTGAGCCGACTCACGAGCCAAGTCCTTTTTGAAAAATCTCCGATGGCTAGTGCCAGCTCTCACCGCCGGCATACTAATAAACCTATCTTTGAACACCACTAGCGTTCTTGGGGGTTTGGCACTAGCCTTCGGCCTTATCTACAGCATCGCTGCCATAATGGGAGCATGGGACTTGTATGGCAGAGGTAAGCTTTAGCATTACTGGTGATCCAGCAAGCCAAGGCTCACACGCCATTATGAATGGCCGCATAGTCCAGGTCAACAGCAAAAAACACAAAGCTTGGCGAACTGCCATAGTCAACGAGGTCATTGCTACCTTGCCAGCCGACTGGGAGCCGATAGACGGCCCATGTGAGCTGGCAGTCAACTTCTACATGGCAAAGCCAGTATCTGTGACACGCTCATCACCATCAGTAGCCCCAGACCTAGACAAGCTGGTCCGGTCAGTAGGGGATGCCCTAGCTATTGCAGGGGTCTATACCGATGACAGCCGAATTACACGCATCTCAGCCCGAAAGCTGTATGCCCAAGGCATCGAGCCAGGGGCCACAATCACTGTCAAAAGCCTAGAATAACGACACGCCGAAAAAGGCAAAAAAACACGAAAATCTCCCAAAAAACTCAAAAAACAGGTATAGAGTTTAGACATGGCCCAAGGGGGGCCGGTTAGGAGATTCAAATGAGAGGTTGGCTACTTACAGTCAGCGTGTTTCTATCCTTTGGCATGACACTTGCCATACAGGAATACAGCGTCACACTCGGCTACCTGATTGGCTGTGTGCTACTTGCAATCCACTTCCTAGTGATCGCACTTTGGTTCACTCGCAAGGGTGCCAGATGAATAAGAAACATCTCGCACAAGTCATAGAGGAAGCAAGGCTCTGGACCAACGCTGAGTACGAAGCTAAAGGGGGCAACCCTGAAACAGACAAGTACCACATCCAGAAACAACTTGCCCGACTTACCCTGCTACAACACATCGCAGATACCTACATAGAACAGAGAGAAAATGGCCAACTATAACCCCGAACCAATCGAGTTTGCAGTCATGGACTACAACCCGAACCAATACAACTTTGGTGTGGCTAAGTCAGACGGCATCTACATGGGCCGAAAACTTATGAAGGATGAAGTCCTAAGACTTATCAAGGCTGCCTATCCTCAGCCAACCAAAGCGATCACAATCATCATTGACCTAATCGAAGGGGTGCCAGTTGATACAAATAGCAGTTTCTCAGATTCCAGCAGATAAGCTCGCTGCCTACATCAAGGGTCGCAGAGATGAGCAGAAGGCAGTTGAGTCGCTTATCCAGGCGATGCAAATTGACCGAACACTCGACATCGCAACCGGACACATGATCATGGGCTACCTAGCAAACATTGACAGAAGGCCAAAGGTGGAAGCATGAGCGAGCTACAAGACATCATCGCAACCAGCTCCATCAAAGCTTTCAATCATGGCATGAAGGCAGAGCGTGAGCACATCCTTAGAGTGCTGGCAGAAACAAAAGACCAGACCCTTTGCACCTGTCATGGCTGTGAGGAATGGATGAACGCCTTGGACTTTGTAATCGCCAGAATCGAGAACAAGATCCATGACTGACACCGAATACTCATCAGGATTCAACAACGGCAAACGCTACGAGCGTGAGGCCATCCTTGAATACATCGCCTACCACCCACAGGCAACAGCCGAGGACATCGCTGCCGAGATAGAGGGCAGATACAACTCAGACATGAGAGTCAAGTTAGGTGGTACCAAATGAACCTGGCAGAGATTGAAATGAGGCTTGAGCTACTCAGCATTGAGCTAAAAGAGCTGGCCAAGATTCTGCAAGAGATTGACGCACGAGCACAGGAATTGCAGGATGGCGATGTTTAGGCTAGCATGGCGTGAGTGGCTACAACGCAGAGCTAACGACATCTGGTACCGAGGCTTTGCTGCCGGATACAAAGAGGGGCACACTGACGGCATTGACTACTTTACAGACAGGGTAGTCAACGAAATTATCAACGATGCAGTTTTGAGCATGACTGCTGATACCGACACCATTGAGCGTGTTGTAGAGATTGTTGAGGCGGTGAAATACATTGGCAAAACACCGAATGATTAGAGCCAAGACTAACTGGCCTTTTGTAATACGCTGGTACAGATACCGCATCGAGTTTTACCTTGGCAGACTTGTCAGGGCATACATCACTAGAGGTACAAAGTAAGAGGGGGCAGAAATGCTTGAAGGGCTAACACCACCAAAAAGACAGCCAGCTTGTAAAGTTAGGTCTGTGATTGAATCGCTAGAAACAAAAGACCAAGAGATACTAAAAGAGGCACTTGCCAATCCAGAGTGGCCACACTCGACATTGACACATGAGCTAAACAAGCGAGGCATCACAATCAGCGAGCAACCGGTTCGCACTCACAGAATCGGAAGGTGCAGCTGTGTTAGAAAATCTTGAGCCAACCCCAAGGATTACGGCCCCAAAGGATTGGCGACCTGCGGTGGAGTTCGATGGCACTAACGGCCAGGCGACAACCCCACCAACTACCGGCGACCAGCCAGACTTCACCCAGTTTCTAATAGACCAAGGCTTTGACCCTGAGAGAGTAGAGATCTATGGTCCTGTTAGAACTTCACGCTGGCAACAGCGAGAGGGTGGGGACTGGCTGGTTAGCTGGCGGTTCAACTTCCGCAACAAGACAGAAGCAGACATTGACTTGCCAACGCTTTATGCCCAAGCAAAGCGAGCAGTCAAAGTTGCAAAGCCAAAAGAAAAGAACGACAAAGCTGTCGTTGTCTGTTGGTCAGATACTCAGACAGGTAAAGCCGGTGACATTCGAGGCGGAACCCCTGAGCTAATCGAACGCATTGCAGAAAAGCAAGCAAGGCTAGATGACTACCTGAAACAAGAAAAGCCAGACCACATCTACTTCCTAAATGTCGGTGACAGCATTGAGGGCTTTGAGTCAGGTGGCAACCCTAACAGGACCAACGACCTGAGCTTGATGCAACAGGTTGACCTTGAGGCAACATTCGAGTGGGAAACCCTAAAGCTACTTGCCAAACACGCACCGATAACAGCAGCATCAGTCGGCTCCAATCATTGTGCCTGGCGTCAAGGCAAGCTCAAGCTCGGCACTCCAACTGATGACTGGGGCATCCACATCCAGCGACAGCTTGCAAGGCTCGCTCAAGAGGTAGGTCTGCCAGTTAGATTCTTTGAGCCACAGGCCAACGATGAATCACTTGCCCTAGATGTTTGGGGAGATAACCAGATGATCCTTGGGCTAGTGCATGGACATCAAGCAGCTCGACCTGACGGAATTGTCCAGTGGTGGCGAAACCAGTCGCATGGCAACCAACCAGTCAAAGATGCAGACATCCTGATACATGGCCACTTCCATCACCTAACTGTCAAAGAGTCAGGCAGACGCAACGACCACAGCCGATGGGTTATCCAATGCCCAACACTCGATGCTGGCTCAAGCTGGTACAGGCTTGGCATGGGTGGCGATGATAGCGATCCTGGACTTCTCGTATTCCCATTGGTCAAGGGCCAACACTTCACCGGCACTGTTTACAAACTCTAAGTTGCCAGATGCTAAAAAATTGGGAAGTAAAGCAGATTGACAATGCAACCGCACAGCAAGTTGTAGTCACTCATCATTACCTGCACCGCAAGGCACCATGCAGTCAAGCCTTTGGTTTGTTTGATGATGCCGGTGAGTTGCGTGGTGTGGTTATGTACGGCACACCCTCAAGCTCATCACTCAGAGCTGGCATTGCAGGTAAGGACCAAGCCAGCAATGTAGTTGAGTTGACTCGGCTCTGGATAGATGACAGCACACCTAAGAACAGCGAGAGCTACCTCATTGGCAACTCAATCAAACATTGTGCTAAAGAAATTGTGGTGTCATTTGCAGATACTTCACAGAATCACCTTGGCATTGTGTATCAAGCAACTAACTGGATCTATACAGGATTGAGTGCCAAGCGTACTGACTGGAAAGTTCAGGGCATTGACAAGCATGGCCACACTTGGGCTGACAAATACACAGCAGTCGAGATGCGTGAATTGTTTGGGGAGAAGTTTACGCTTGTGCCTAGAAGCCGCAAGCACCGCTACATCTACCTAAACGCCAAAGGCAAGAGAAAGAAAGAACTAATGGCCTTGCTAAAGTATCAACAGCAACCTTATCCAAAGCCTGAGTTAGCCTTAGCCTAATTTGCAGGAATAGAGAGAGATGAAAATACTAAACCTGTACGCCGGCATCGGTGGCAACAGAAGGCTCTGGGGGGGGGTCCATCAAGTGACCTCGGTTGAGTATGACCCAGCTATTGCCGCTGTTTATGCTGACCTGTTTCCACAAGACGAGTTGATTGTTGGTGATGCTCACCAGTACTTACTAGATCACCATGATGAGTTTGACTTTATTTGGTCCAGCCCACCTTGCCAAACACACAGCTCATTCAGGTACAACATCGGGGTTAGATTCCGAGGCACTAAACCCAAGTACCCAGACATGACCTTGTATGAGGAGATTGTATTCTTACAGCACCACAGCAAAGTACTTTGGGTTGTTGAAAATGTCATTCCTTATTACAAGCCACTCATTGAGGCAGAGAAAATAAACCGACACCTTTACTGGGCTAACTTCCCAATCGGTGAGTTGCCAAAGATAAAAGAAAACCTAAGAGAGATACAGATACAGGGGCTACAAGAACTGCATGGCTTCGACCTGTCTGGATACAAGCTATCTAACAAACGCCAGGTGCTTAGAAATTGTGTCTATCCGGCAACAGGTGAGGCCATACTTGCTAAGGCACTTGAGTACGCTAAGTTGCCAGAAGGAGAGAGATGACCTACCAAATACTGCATGGCAACAACCTAGACATCTTGCCAACCCTAGCCAACAACAGCATTGACTCAATAGTCACTGATCCACCCTATGAGCTTGGCTTCATGGGTAAGAAGTGGGACTCATCGGGTATTGCTTATTCTGTTGAACTCTGGCAACAATGCCTAAGAGTGCTCAAGCCAGGTGGACACTTGCTTAGCTTTGGTGGGACACGCACCTATCACCGAGTAGCAGTAGCGATTGAGGATGCAGGGTTTGAGCTTAGGGACTCGATTGCTTGGCTGTATGGGTCAGGGTTTCCTAAGTCGCTGGATGTGAGCAAGGCGATTGACAAGGCTGCCGGAGCTGAAAGAGAAGTCATAGGTAAACATCCTGCTCCAGCAGGTAAGTCGGCTGTCATGACTGGAGAGAGAAGTGATACTGCTGCTGGGTTTTGGGCAACAGGAAACGAGGTTGATTTGACAGCACCCTCAACACTTGAAGCTCAAACATGGCAAGGATGGGGAACAGCACTAAAGCCAGCCTTTGAGCCAGTCATAGTTGCCAGAAAACCAATAGAAGGAACAGTTGCTAACAATGTGCTCAAGTGGGGCACAGGTGGGCTGAACATAGACGGCTCAAGAATTGGCAGCAAAACTATGGGTGGTGGCACAATGCCAGCAATGGCTTCGGGTGATTCTATTGTTGGTAGAAATCAAGGGGCCGAAAGAAAAGAAAATACAAACACTTCAACAGGCAGATGGCCAGCAAACATCATCCTTGACCCTTACACAGCAGAGCTACTAGATGAGCAGAGTGGGGACAGACAGGCAGGGGCTTTCCCTAAAAGAGCAGATAGAACAACCAATCAAATCTTTAAGTATGGGTTGCAAGAAAGAGATGAAAGAATAAACCTTGACTCAGGCGGAGCATCTAGATTCTTTTATGTAGCTAAAGCATCAAAGCGTGATAGGAACGAGGGGCTTGAGGACTTAGATGCTCAACGCCATAGCGATAGAGAACTAGCCGATGGTGTTGGTGGAGATAACCCACGCAACCGAACCAACCAAGCCAAGCAAAACTTCCACCCAACAGTCAAGCCAACAAGCCTCATGGAATACCTAATCAAGCTAATCACACCACCTAACGGCACAGTGCTAGATCCCTTTACCGGCTCAGGCTCAACAGGTAAGGCAGCAATCTTGCAGGGCTTTGACTTCATTGGGATAGAGATGACTGAGGAATACTTGCCAATCATTGAGGGCAGACTCAGACACGCTGAAGCCTTAGTTGCCGAAAGAATAAAAGAAACCGCTACCCAAGAGCAGGAGAAACTATTTTGAGTCCAGCCTACGAATACAAGTGCAAAGACTGTGGCATGACCCTAACCATTGTCCGAGGTATCAAAGAGGAAGAACACAAACCAATCTGCATCGGGTGCAAGAAGGTAATGCCAAGAGCCTACGACTCTGCACCTGCTGTGACATTCTTAGGAAAAGGTTGGGGCAAAGATGGGTAGGTTCCCCAAGCCATGCCTAGTCTGTGGTGTATTGACCCAAGGCTTGAGCAGATGTCAACAACATCAAGCTGAGTGGCAGACACTAGAGAACCTTAGACTGCAAGAGATGAAGGCAAGAAGGCCTAACCTCTATGACAGTCAGTATCGTAGGAAAGCAAAAGCAATTCGAGAATCAGCTTTGTTTTGCCACATCTGTAAAGAACCAGGCAGACCTAATGACCCCTTCACCGCTGACCATCTGATTGCAGGAGATCCAAACTCGCCTCTAGCAGCCGCACACAGGTCATGCAACTCTCGTAGAGGGAACAAGCCACTTGTCTAGGCAGATAGCCCCTGTACGCCTTATGTGGGGGTGGGTAGAGGCATACCAGAACACAGGGATGTATCACCCCGACCAAATTCT